GGCCTAACATCTAAAGGTAATAAAGAGTGTATTACATGAAATCGTACTTCATCAGTCGTTAACTGTTTTTGCCATGGTGTATTGTAAACAAAAGGAATATTATTAAGTTCACATTTTTTAATGAATGGAACAAAAGCAGGATAATTATCTTCACGAATAGTACCACAGAAGAAAGCTCTTTTATCTTTTTCTGCATCTACAGCACTAAAATCAAACTCATTAGGCAATAAATCAGTTGCCCAAATATCATAATACTTATCATAGTCTTCTGCATGTTCATAATAAGATGTCTCACCTACTTTAACATATTTTACAGGTTCAAACTTATACGCATAGTTCTTATCGGGTACACCATTAATACCCCAGTTACTGGCAAAACGAAAATCAATTAACTTGCCTACGTTACCAAGATACATTGAAGCTCCTGGATTACCTTCAACAGGTCCTTTATTGCCAAGATAGTGTATTAAATAACAAGAAGACTTTCTTAAAGGTAACTTATTACTGGCACCATTAGCAAACACCAACCATTGTTCTGAGATAATAATAGCATCATCAAAGAACTCATCACCAAGGTTATCACGGTTATCTAACCAATAAGTATCAATATTCATAGATTTAGATGCTCGAACAATGGCTTCGTGAATAAAACCATGAGTATGTCCAGTATCTAACTTAGCACCCCAAACAATAATCTTCTTGTATTTCTTCACAGTTACTCCTTAATTAAATACCATCCACTATTAGACACTTGTTTAATTTTTGAAAAATCTTCTTTAAAAAAATCTTTGAGTGCTTTAGAAACACCAGGAAGAACAATATCATGGCCAGCAAAGATTCCACCCTTCTTAACTAAAGGATAATATGCCTCAAAATCGGCACTAGAACCTTCATATGAATGATCTCCATCAATAAACACAAAATCAAAAAATTCTTGTTCGGTAACACTAAGTAAATTAGCAAAATCAATACTAGACTGATATTTGAATATAACTCTGTCTCCAAAAGTAGTTAATCTTTCTACCGCATGTTCTTTCATTAATTGTTGACGTTCTTTATTAATATCTCCGCCATTCCAATCAACAAAAGCAGGATAATTGTCTACAGCATAAATGTGCCTTATGTTGGGAACTTGATTTAAAAAAGTTTCAGTTGTTGCACCTAAACAAACACCAATCTCAACACCAACTAACTCACCTTTTAATTTTGAAATAGGTTCTACAAGTCCTGCGCCTGCTGGTTCTGATTGATTAGCCCAATCAACTTGTTTTTGAACCCAATCTGCGGCACCTAAATGATGCCAAGGATCTTTATGTTTTTGTACTTGGCCATAATCACCGGTTTCAGTATTAAATGTAATTACATCACTCATATTTTTTCCTCATATATTGATCAATCATAGGTACTCTATTATATTGGTGAAGTAATACAAACTTCTCACCCTTACTATTACGCATAAACTCTCCATCCCAAACTGGTTCTTTACACAGTAGATTAGGTCTAAACCCATCAATCTTATTAGGATCAACTGTAGTACCACACTGACAAGCCCAACCAGAATCATGGTCATTCAGAAGTGATATATCTCTGTAAGGTTTCAGTGATAACAATAAATTTAATGCTGCTTGATCTGGTCCACCGCCACCAGGAACATATTGAGGGCGACCAAATATAGTCAGACTCACATTATAACAGAAATCAATTAGATAGTCAAATTCTCCTGCAATTGTACCAGCATTGTAAATAGGAGAATCTTCCATATACTCTTTTTCTATATTACTAAAAGATAGACCCATATTTTGGTGACCCCAGGCCTCATCTTTGTATTTCAATCCTTCGCCACCAAAACATAACTTCTTATCTCCCATATTTTCTTCTAACCATATTGATGGATTAGATTGAAAGACAACATCAGCAACATCGGTGGTAATGATGTATCTTGGTTTTAATTTGAGATGAGTTTTAGAGAAATCTTTGAGTAATTGCCAGATATGAAAGAATCGTACATTAACAATATTAAAATCTACTATACTTAAATTGTATACGATGAAGCCAAGACTCTTTAACTTATCTAAGACAATTTGATCTTCATTATAACAGACCATTATTTTAGTACCGATAAAATCTACATCAATTAATGATTTTACCCAATTTCTTACTTTGTGGTCATACTTATAGTTGGTAATAAAACCAATTACGATATCATTTTCTGGACCCATGGGAACACTCCATTATATTTTTCACTCATTACTTTGTTACCGTTAATAAAAAAATCTTCATTTACTGAACCTTGTCCACCATCAACACGATAGTTAGATGTATATTCTCCTGTACAATCATACTTAGTAAAGTGCTGAGAAATGGTTTGAAGAAATACTCTATCTTGACCCCAACCACCATGCCATGCAGACGCTAATCTTATCGCAATACTAGTCTTAAGGCAATACGAATTAGTATCTACATGATTAACACCATGATAAGTTTTCCATTTACCTAGAGATTCACAGTTATCTTGGCATATGAATGTGCCATCTTTCTTATATATATTACGAAGAGAATAACACCAATCTAAGTTTTTCTTCTCTATTGTTTCAACACATGACTGTACGTGATTTGGATGCATCCAGTTATCTTGATCAAGATAAAGAACATAGTCAGTATTAATTAAATGTGTAAAAGCCGCATAAACACGATGCCCATAAAATCCATTGGCTCCAACATTAAGTGGTAAATTACAAATTTGTAAATTCTTTAGTGATATGCCTTTTCGTTCTAGGTGTTTTGTGAAGTTTAGTGCCGCATATGAATATTTGGCACCATCAACAACTAGATAACAGGTAGTAGGATATGTTTGAGATAAAACAGATTCAATAGCTTCACCCACCTCAGCCGCACCGGTGGTTGGTATAATCACAGTAGCAGTCATAATTAGTCTCTTGTTAGTTTTAGTATCTTCTCTATTTGTTCTTCAATTAAAGGTTTACGGTTAGGCCAATATATATATTCTTTATCTCCAGTCGTATGTAGTTTGGCAAGAAAAGGAATAATTATCTTTTCCACTTCAAGTAATCGGTCCTTATAAGTGTCCATCGTCTTTGCTGCTTTAGAAATGGTTGCATTATATTCTTCTTCACTAATAGAAGAAAAACCAAAATCATTGTCACTCTCATATTGCTTTGCTAATTTGCTGATGTCTATGGCCATATTAGTATATCTTTCCAAAAGGACCAAAACCTTTGCCACGTTTTTCAGCTAAGAAGAATAAATCTGTTATAAACTTTTCCATTCTTTTTTCTCCTAATTTAACAAAACTATAGAGAAATCTTATTTGCATTAGTTTTGAATTTCCTGTACCACTATTATCTTTATCCATTAATAATGTTCTAATTGTTTTAATAGCTTCTTTAGGTGAGGTAATACCAGTTTTAACTTTAGTTTTTAATAAAGTGTCAACCTCTTTAGAAGAATCTTCTATCTGTGTATTATATTCTTGTGTGGTACTTGGATACTTATTCCAATCATTAAAAAAAATCATGCCATGGTTTTTAGCGGCTTCTTCTACAAGTTTTGTTGGAGATTTTCCAATTTGAGCAGCTGCTCCAGGTTCTTGAAACTCAAATACCAGATTGCCTGGACTATATGTTCTTCCAGAAGTTCTAATTGTTAAAGTTAGTTTAACCTCTTCTTTAGCATATTTAACAGTAAAAAATATTCTCGAATCATTTGCTTTAACTGTTCCTTCTTTTTGTAACAATAAATCACAACGAATTTCGTTAATTTCAAATGTTGGATGTTTGCCTGACGAAAATAAAACCCCTTCTTTAATATTAACTTCTTGATATCTAGCTTCACGTTCGTTCTTAGCAACCTTTTTTAAAGAAATACCTACTACTTTTCTTTCTTTAAATAAAGTTCGGAGTTCTGCATTCAATACTTCAATACTTAAACTATTGTCAATAGCGTCAGTTATCTGTTTTTTAACTTGATCTTCATTTTGAATACACCAAACATCAGCGGGATCCCAAGAGTCTTTTTTGTTGATTTTATATTTGGTATTAACTAGTTTGGACACCCAAGACATAAAACCACCATCAACACTGAATTCTTTAAATTTAGCATCAGAAAATTCTTTAAAGTATTTTTGTTGTTGTTTAAGAAAAGTTTGAAGCCAATCAGGATCTATGAAAGGATATATTCCTTTTTTTCTTTCATTACCAACAATTTCATTTTGAAACTTTTTGTCCGCCATAACTTCATCAACATTTTTAAAGCTTTTATTATCATTCAATGCGCGCCGAAAAAACCAAGCTGAAGTTAACTCTTGCATTTTAGTTAATGCTGATGAACTTGGTTTTGGTATTGCCATTTTTTACCTTATGATTTGAATTTCTTTACCTGAAGTCCACACTTCAAGTTCTGTTCTCAATCTACCCTCAGTTTTAAGGGTTTCGTATCTATTTATGGCTTTATTTTTCCACCATGAAACAACATTTTCTAATTCATGTTTGTCATAGTTCTCGTCAGGTATTAACTTATCGGACTTACAACTAGCATACTCTAAGTAATTTTTAAAACCATAATTGGAAACATAATATCGTTTCTTCTCTGTTAATTGCTTAGCCGTTTCAATAGTCTTCATAAACACATCACCTTCTGAAGTACCTTTGAGTGCCGCTTTGGTTAACGCCAGTATCTTTGTATATGTCCTTAATTTTCTACTGGTTGATGAGGTGTCTCCTTCTAATATATCACCAACTTTACTTTCAATAAAACTCTTAAGGTTATCATATCGGTCACCACGCATCATTGGCATAATATCTGAATCAGTAATACCTTTATACCGTATATAAGGTTTCATACCATCATATTGAGATATATTCTTAGTGGTGCCATAAAGACTGGTAGTTTCAAACATACAGAGTTCCATACCATATCGTTTGTTACAGAATTCTCTTACTGTATGAGAAGTACAAATGGCCGATAGAAGTTTACCTCCAAGATAGTTAAATCCAAAAGGTTGTGAAGGTACTATTACGAAACCCATTATACAGGACTTATTAAACTGTTTGGACCACTCAGGTTTCTGTGTAAAGACTTGACCTAGTAGATCATTACGAGGTTTCATGTAAGTTACAGGAGAACCTAACCTGATGAATCCAAGTATCTTATTGGTGTTTTTTTCTTTAACCGCCAGTTTGATGTTCTTACCAACTGGTTGTTTATTGACATGGGATGATGTAATACTCAACAAAGTTTCCCATGTCTCTGAAGGTAATTCACAAACTTCAATGTCCATTTCACTAGGGTGCATAGAGAAGTCAGAAAACAAATCATCTTCTAGAGGATATAAAGAGAAAGGTATATCACTTAGAGATTTTAACTTCTCATCTCTCATATATTCTTCTACTCCATTAAAGTTACTAAAGTAATCATGGAATACCTTAGCACAATAAAGAGCATCTTCTCTTGGTAAATAGATCATACTTTAAAACCTTCAAATGACTTCTTCTCACGGTTACCAAAAGTGTTTATTGGTTTATCTTGGCCAGAATCAGCAATACCTGCTTGACCTGATTGTTCTACATCATACAGGCGCATCTTTGATCTGTCAACACCAATCGTAAATCTCTTGTAGTGTGTAGGATCATTATACCGATTCTTTAACTGTTTGACAATCATTTGACCTAATTCTTCAAGTTCTTCAGAAGAGATCAAAGCAAACATAAGATCGGCTGTGGCCGGTAAACCAAATGACTCAGAGGTATCTTCAAGACCCGGATCGCTACTAGTAAAACCAGATCGAGTTGTCTGTGTAGCTGATACTATGGGAACATTGTGTTCCACAGCCATACCTCGAAGTTCTTCAGCGATTGACTTAATGTAGGTATAGGAATTAATATTTGCGCCAGCCTTAATACGAGAACTGCAACATATATTAAGATAGTCAATAAAAATAATATCGGGCACAAAACTGCGTTTAAGATTAAGTTCATTCAGTAAGGTCCTAAAGTGTGTTGTAGAAGCAGAAGCGGTTGGATATTCTTTGATAATTAATTTGCCTGTAGTCTTTTCACGGACCCGAGCGACCTTCTTGTCATATATATCTTTTGGTAACTCCATAAGATCATCAAGAGATACATTTAATAAATTAGCATCTATTCTTTCAGCAATTTTTTCTTCAGCCATTTCAAGGGTGATATAAAGAACATTACGACCTTGTGACATAGCACCAGCGGCAACATGACACATAAAAAGAGACTTACCAACACCAGTACCAGCAAGAGCAATGTTAAGTGTCTTAGCAGGCAAACCGCCTTTTGTGATTTTGTTAAAGTATTCCAAATCAAACGGAATTCTTTCTTCCTTTCTGTGGTAAAATTCATATCGTTCATCACTATTCTCCAAATAATCATGGCCTACTGAATTATCAAAACTTATCGCCAGAGCGTCTGATAATATCTTGGGAATTGAACCCTTCTCTCGTTGCTTGTCTTTCCCGTCAAGGATAGAAATAGACCCCAATACTGCATTGTAGATCGCCCTCTCTTGGCAAAACTTTTCCGATTTATCAACAAGCCATTGAATCTCGGCCGTCTTTTCTTTATCGTTTTGCACATCTTGTAGATACGCCTCACATCTCTCCACTTCATCATTTGTAAGATTTTTCTTTTCTCTGATGGCAATTCTAAGCGCTTCAACCGGCGGTGTGCTATTATAAGATGTCGTGAAGTGTTGTATTTCATCAAAAATTACCTTTTCGGCTTTATCATTAAAATATTCGGTCTTTAAAAATGGCAGTACTTTACGAAGATAGTCTTCATTGTAAATCAAATTTCTTAATATCGTTTGTTCTAATTTCATAACAATTTTAAACCCCAAGAAAATATTCCAATTAAATACATGATAGTGGCCACAACCTCAACAACGAAAAGTGGTTTATCATTTTGTACAAGGCCTGTACAAGTCCAAAGAAAAGAACCAATGAAACTCAGAAAGATATTAAGTGGATAAATATTAAAACTGGTAAGCAATATACCCAATAAACATAATATCGTTCCTACCCACTTTACCTCATTAAGATAAAGTTGAATCGTTTTCATCAATCAATTCTTGATCCATGTTAGCACTCATCATTTCAACCAAGAAATCACCAAGATAGTTCTTAAAGGTCATATCTTTTTCTAGATTCTTTGGTTTGTCAACTGTAGATTCTAACACATCATAAGCGAAAAGTAAATGCATTTCGCCATCTTCTTCCTTTAACTTTACCTTACCATACTTAAACACAGTATCTACATAAGGTCCTTGGAGTAGTTTAATATTTACGGTAGTCTTATCATTTTTAGGATAGATAAAACAATAATCAACGCCTTCAATCATTTTTCTGTTCCATTAGAAGTTTCAAGTTCAAACGCTTCACCAACACCACCTTTCATAATTTCTCCAGTGGTAATGGCATATTTCTTTTGAATGTATTCTTGAAATGATTTCTTATTCAAGATTGGCATCCAAAAGTCTTTACTATCGGTTTCTTTAATACGATACTTCTTATCTTGAATTTCACCAGTCTCAATATCAACTTTTGAATACCAACCATTAGTAGGTTTAATTACATGTCCTGATTCCATAGCGACATCAAGTAAACCAGACCATCGGCTAATGCCACCATCAAAAGAAACGGTGACAGGTATTTTAGATTTCTCTCTAACATAACGACTCTTCTCTACATTGATGATGAAATTATAACCAACAACTTCAGTGCCTTCTTTCTCTTGCTGCCGACCAATAATAAAGATATTATCAGCGGAGTAATATGAACCAGTACCACCACCTACAATATCTTTAGGGAACATACCAATTTCTTTGTATGTATGATTCACCACGATCATAGGAATGTCTTTAATATTCAAATGAGGTGTTACCATACGAAACAGAGATTTAACTTGTTTAGCTCTTGACATATCAGCAACAGACTTACCTTCAAGTGCATCTTCTACTTCTTTTTTTGATGCTAGATTACCAATTGAATCAATAACAATAATCAAATGTTCACCACGTTCAAGATTAGACAACTGTTGCATAATATCAAATTTTAATTGTTCTATGTCTGTAAGAGGAGTGTGAAGCACCCTATTAGTGTCGATACCAAAAGTATCAAAATAAGATTGTGGTGTACCAAATTCAGAATCATAGAAAAGTAATGCTGCATCTTTATATTTCTCTAAGTAAGATTTTGCCATCAAAAGAGAAAATGCAGTCTTAAAGTGTTTTGATGGACCTGCCCACATCGTAAGACCAGGAGTTAAACCTCCATCTAATTGACCTGACAGCGCCACATTGATGATGGGAATTGCTGTAGGTATCATATCTTTACTAGTAAAAAACTTAGACTTGGCCAAAATAGCCGAGTCTTTAATACTACTATTCTTTTTAATTTTATCAAGAATACTCATTACAATTTCTCCTTAAACGAAAACGGTACATCATAGTCATATTTAGGTTCTAGCGTCTTTATTGTTGCGATATTTTCTTTACGAATTTGGAGAACATCTTTATCGCCTTGATTATATCCAGTTTCTCCTTTGGGTGCATCTTTATCATCCTTATTCGCCGAATCTTTTGCCATAGAAATTGTTTCGATACCTTTTGGTTTATTCTCATTTTCTTTGAGTGAAATATTTGCAGATATCAATAATAACACAGCTAACGGGTCAAACACAAGCATTATTAACATTATTACCAGTCGAACAGCTTTATCAACACTACCATCTTCTTTACCGTAGATCAACTCTGCCACATACTTAATAGGACCAATATCAGCCGTTAACCTATTTTCTTCTTTAAGTAATGGTAATTTTCTTTTAGTTAATTCTGATATTTCTTTCTGTGTGTCTTGTATTTGTTTATCCAAACGGTAACTTGCTGTTGATGGATCCTTAGCTCGTTTCAATAAGTAATCCATTCTATCTTTGGCAATCTTCTCTTGTGCCAATATTGTTTTAACTTCGATATTATTAGAACCAGAATCTAATGAAGAATCTATGTGTGATTTGGCCAAGAACCCAAAGATACCCATTGAAGTGATTAACATTAATAACATAACAGAAGCGGTGAGATATATCTTTAGGAGTACAGGAGAAGTCTTCCAATTGCGATATAACCACGAGGCTGTAACTAGCTTAGCAAACTCAAGAGTAGAACCCATAAACACCACAGGCCAGAAAGCTCCCATAAAAATGGCAGCTAATCCGATCACTGAATAATATGCTGCTATTCCTGACAGTAATAAAGCTGCCAGAAATGTAAAGTATATCATGTAAAGAAGTCCTCTAATGAATTTTGTTTCTCTATAGACCAACCAAGACAATCTAAAATAACTTTAATGGGGTCTACAAATGCCTTTTCAAATTGTATATCGTAATCAATATATTTTTGTAAATCGAATTCTTTAGGCAATCGATTAGGATACGATATAACCATATCTTTAAAGATATTAGGTAACTTAAGATAAGTGAATTTAAGTTTCTCACCTTCTTGTATCAATGGGTATTTATTCGTTAGCTTATGTTCTTTGAGATAGTAGTTATACAACAAGGCACCTTTAACATGAATTGGAGTACCTTTCTTATAGATTGAAATTGAATCTGAATAATTCTCCAGGCCATTGACACCTCTAGGGAAAGAAATATCTTCTACAGGCAGACCTTTAAATTGTTCTCTAAAGTCACCAATAAACTTATGAACATCTTCTTCTGTACCACTCACGATCAACTTGATTAATTCTTTCATCTTTTCACGAATGACGGAAGGTGTAGAAGACTTAATCATCTCAAGACCCATCACCTTCATGTGAGGTTCGTTATACTGAACACCTTCATTGTTGTATATATTAAGAATATATCGTTTCTTGGCAGTCCAGATACCTTTATCAGAAAGACCTTCTCGTTTCATCTCCATCTTTTGTTGATAGGCATGTACATATTCAGCCAATTCTTTATATGATCTATCAATGAATGGCTGTAACTTATCTTCACAGATTTTGTCCATGAGAGCAATTACCTTTTGTTTATCACTGGTGTCTTTAATAAACTTATCAACTAATTCACCCATACGAAGATAGATTGAATCTGTATCAGAAGCAATTACATAGTCCACATTCTTTGTTTCAAGCAACTTGTTCATATATTCGTTAATCTTACCTTCAATCCAGCGAATACTTAATTGGCCAGCAGATGTGACACCCAACGCCATACGTAAATCATAGAAACGGAAATACTGAGAACCCAAAGCACCGTAAGCGGAATTAAGAGATACTTTTTTAGCCAATTGTATATTATTGAACTTAGCGACCTTTTTGTCAATTTCATATTTTTTAGCCTCGTTAGTTTCTTTTTCGTATTCTTGTTTGGCTTGAATCATTAACTTCTTATATTTCTTACGATCTTCATACATTTCTTCCATCATAGCTGGTAAGAACCCCTGTTTGTCGGTTCTAAAGAATTGACCATTAGGAGTTAATGTAACATTGGTGAGACCAGAAGTGTCTATCTTCTTCAGCAATAACTTATCGACAGTAACACCCTTTGATATAATATTACGCATTTCTTCTGTATAATCTTCTGGATCAATCAGATTCTCTGGAGAAATATTATATTGCATCATCAAATGTGGATAAAGTGAATTTAAATCGAAACTAGCAACCCAATTATGCATACCAACCTGTACGTCTTTAACATAGGCACCTTCGAAGGCCGAATCTTTACTTTTATGTTCACGGGGCGGCACAATAATATTCTTTTCAAACAAATAAGAATAAGTCAGAGAATCCCACATACGAGTTTGAGCAAATACATCTTCAAAGTTTGTCTTGGTATCATATGCCAAGGTGATTGCTAGTTCAAGAAGTTTTAACTTGTCTTCCATCTTAATAATCAACTGTACGTCTTTAATGTTATATTCAATAAACTTTTGATAGTTTTCTTTATATAACTGGTGAAGATTATCAAACTCATCATACGATAACTTACCTTGACCTAGTTCGACCTGAGCAATATTATCTAATCGATACGACTCCTGCGACTTACCATTAGGTGAATACCACTTATATAGATCAATATAATCAAGGGATGATACACCAGTAAAGGTATATTCAATCA